TCCACGGTTCCATTAGCCGTTTCGTGTCTCAGAGCGGCGAAGGGGCATGGACTGACACTGAGTTCGCAAGCGCGCGGGCACAATCGCTTGCAGACTGTCGCAATTTAGCAATCGGTTCGGGTGTGGATTCTCTCAATCATCCCGAATAGCGAATGATATCATGCCTTTATGGCGGACGGGGTGGGATTCGAACCCACGGAGGACTTGCACCCTCGGCGGTTTTCAAGACCGCTGCCTTAAACCACTCGGCCACCCGTCCAAGCCTTGAAATCGTTAGCTTTTTTTCTCTGCTTCGGCCCCTTGCTGAAGGCGTTGCTACCGAATTGCTACCGAAAGACTTTACGACTGGGGCTTTACCGCGCTGCGCACTGCGGCGTCAACACGTTCGGCCGCATCTGCCCCCATCCCAGGCATGACATGGGAATAAATATCGAGGGTGATAGCGATGGTCGAATGTCCAAGCCGCTCCTGGGCGACCTTCGGGTGCACGCCGGCGGCCAACATTTGCGTCGCGTGGCTGTGGCGAAGGTCGTGAAACCTGATCCGCTCCAGACTGGTGTTTGCCAGAACTCGGGTCCACTCGTGGGTGAGCGAGTCTGGCTGGATTGGCCGGCCGTCCACCTGTGCCACGACGAAGGCGTTGTCGTCCGGCCTCACTCCGAGCCTGAGCTGTTCCTCGGCCTGCGCTACACGGTGTCGGCGAAGTTCGGCCACGACGGAGAAGGATAGGTCGACCACGCGTGCACGCCCCGTCTTGGTCTCCTTCTGACGCACCTGGGCCTTGGTTTGCTCCGCGGTCTCGACGATGGACATGCGGCGATTGTCCATGTCGATATTGCGCCAACGAAGGGCGACGACTTCTCCGCGCCGCAGCCCGCACATCACGGCCAGCAAGACCGGCATGAAAATCCGGGTCTCCCTTACTGCGTCGAGAAGTTGTCCCGTCGTTTCGGCGCCGTAGGCCGTCATCGGCTTCCGCTCGACCTTGGGAGGCTTCGAGAGCGCAGCCGGGTTTTTGGCGATGATCTCCCAGATAACGGCCTGGTTCAGGGCCTTAATGAGCACGCGGCGCATATGGTGCACGGTGCGCGGCGCCAGGCCGCCCTTGCCGTCTCGGCGGCCACTGGCGAGCGCCTTCGTCCAGGCAGCATCGATTGCGTCGGCGCGCAGCTTCGCCATGGTGACGCCGCCGAGCAGCGGGACGATGTTTTTCCGCGCAAGCTCTGCGTAGCGCTCCAGCGTCTTAGGCGACACGCTCGACGCTTCGTGCTCGATCCACCGATCAAGGAACTGCGCCAGCGTAGTCTTGGACGGCTCGGTGTAGCCGCCGTGCTTCAGGGCGGTTATCAGTCTGGCGCATTCGTCTTGCGCCTGGCGCTTTGTGCCGCTGAAGCTATGCCACTTCCGCCGGCGCTCGCCCGACGCTGGATCGATAACGTCCAAGACGATCGCCCATTTGCCGGGGCTGCGCTCGCGGATGTGGCCTTTCATTTCTACTGCTCCCCGTCTGAGTCACGGCTTGATCGCGTGGGCATCTCCCGCTCGCTTAGATCGAGTAGTGCTTCGCCGAGCTGTGGATCTTTCAGCGCCTCGTTAAAGGCCGATAACTGGCTTCCAAATGTCATAAAGGCAGAAAATGCCTCTCTAGATGCCTCACGAACAATATGTTCAGGATTATTGAGGGGGAATTTTGCCGACTTCCTGATTTCGTCCGGCGTGGAAGCGCCTGACATGAGATCTTCCACAGCTATCAAAGCCGCGTCAAGCTCTGTGCTTGCGCGTGCCATCGCATGTAAACCTTCCCGCGCCCTCTCGCTGTCGAAAGCTAGGCCAATTTGAACTAGGCGTCGTACGGCCTCAGACTTAGAGCGTATCCGGTTTTTCCACGCCCAATCATCGATCGCCTTCATCTCTGATGGCGACATGAACATGTTGAACCGTTCCGTCTTCTGTTCGCCCTTGTCGGGATCGTCGGTACTCATCGCGGTCTCTCCGTCAGTCCTACGTAGGTTACGCAATTTCCTGTTGCGCGCAATCCTTAAGCGTGATTAAGCTTAATGCGTAGGTTACGTAGGTTCATAGGAGAGCCGGTTGATGACGCTCGAGGAGGCCCTATCCCAACCGACGATCTCGGTCCCCGACGCAGGGGCCCTGTTCTTCGGTTTGGCACGAAACGGCGCGTATGAGGCGGCGAGGCAGGGGGACATTCCGACCATTAAGGTCGGCGGTCGAATCCGCGTGCCGGTAGCCCAGCTTGCGGCCAAGCTCGGCATTCAGACCACCATCGGGAGGAGCGCGGCATGAGCGGCGTCGACATCCCCCAGCTTCAGATCAGGAAGCCCCTGAAACAGAAAGGGCAGGCCGAGACTGCAATCTCGCCTGCCCATGGTTCCACGCCCTTGGAAGAGACGATGATGAACGAAAAGGATGCTAGCACGACCGCGCCGGAATTGGCAAACCGCGCGCCGATCTATGCATTGGAGAGCCCGGCGATCGAAATTGCCCGCTTCGCCTCTATCCTTTCCAATCTGGTCGAAAGCCTGTTCGACCGCGATCGGCGGGAGAAGGGCCGGCTTGAGAACGACGTCACGCTCCGCACCCGCCACAGCGAGCTCGACGATATCGAGTTCATCGTCGGAAATGTCTACACGCTGGCCCGGCAGATTGATCGCGCGACCACCGAAGCGATCAACGACCACATCAAGCGGGAGGGGACGGGCGCCGTCGCGGGCGGCCATGCCATCAACGATCTCATCGCGCGGCTCAAGGGCGGTGAGACCCCGATGCAACTCGTCCAGGTGGCCACCGACCTCGCACGGGGAGCGGCGGCATGACCAGGCGCATCAGCGATACCGAGCTCGTCGACGTCCTGGCGTTGGCCGGCGACTATCTCCAGTGCGGCTACATGGCGGTCCAGGGCCTAGACAGCTCTGTCACCGGTCCTCTGCTTCTGGTGCTTGGCGATGCTGAGGTGGCACTCGACAAGGCCAAGGCCGAACTGGAAGCCCGATATGCCGAGCGACTGGGGGTGGCGGCATGAACATGAGCATGAACCGGAAGCGCCGCCGCGCTCTTCGCGGTGAGGAGTTCAAGATTACGCCCAGAGGGGACTATGACGCCACGCGGGCCGAAGTGAACGAGGACGGCATGGCCGTCTTGCTCGCCGCATTCCGATCTCTTTTGCAGGGCAGCCCGGGCGCTGAGGAGTTGACAGATCGCGAAGTCTTCGACGGTCATGTCGAGTTGATCAGGGCCGGCCTCTTGGATGTCTACATCCGATACCGGGGCGCGGGTATTGAGGCCCGATGTGTTCTGAAGATCCCGGGGGTCGGCTCCCTCGAAGACCTCATGACGAGGTCGGTCCAATGAGCAACCGGCACAAGCGGAAGGGCAAGATCAAGTTCATCATGATCGACCGCTACGTGAAGCAGAGCGCCGCATGGAAGGCTCTGACGCCCGTAGAACGGAACGCCTACATCGAGCTCAAATGGCGGTACGATGGCTTCAACAACGGGCGCATCGGGCTCGGTAGCCGCGAGCTTGCTGACGCGATCGGAATGGGTCGTGACACTGCCGCTCGCGCACTCAATCGCTTGATCGAGGTCGGCCTGAGCTCCAAGCAGACACCCAGCGCCTTCAACGTGAAAAACCGCGCCGTAACGGAGTGGCGCCTTACTGAATACAAATGCGATGTGACCGGAGAACCGCCGACGAAAGACTTCATGCGGTGGGCTCCAAAAAACAAAACACAGTCGCACCCATCGGACACACAGTCGCTTCCATCGGACTGTGACCATGTCGGAGGGGGTGAAAAACCCCGTCACAGTCGCACCCATCGGACTGTTAAGCCCATTTCGGACGTTTCACAGTCGCACCCATCGGACACATATAGATCTACCATCGGGGGTAACGTCGATGCAGCGTGACGACCTTCCCCTCTTTGCCTGGGCACCTCCGGTCCGCATGATCCCCTTTCCGGCAACCGCTCGTACCGGACACGCGCTGAAGGTTGCCCGGCAGATCGCCAAGGGCCGGACGGATAACGAAGCGAGTTGGGCACTGAACCGAGCCTGCGACAGCTTCGTCAACCAGATGGCGAAGGCCGGCTTCTCCGAGAACGAGACCCAACGGCAGCTCCGAGACTTCCGGCGAGCGATCCATGATCAGTGCCGCGCCATTCGGTCGCCATGGGTCCCAGTAATCGAAGACAGCTCTCCCCACCATAGGACACCCGGAGGCGCAGCATGAAACTGCCCAGCGACAAAACCTGGCAGGGCAAGACCTATGCCGAGCGGAAACGGATGGACAAGTTTGCGCAGATCTGGCCGCGCGAGAACTGGCAAGGCTGGAATGGCGGCGAATGCCCGGTCCATTGCGATCGAGAAGTGGAGGTCAGATTCCGCGATGGCAGTACGACCGAGGGACCGGCGGACTGTCTCTGGTGGAGGGCAGATCGAGACAAGCCGCGGTCCAACGACATTGTAGCCTATCGGGTCCTGCCCGATTGCAACCCGCAAGGTGCAGCATGACCAACGTCGTTCAACTGCGACCTCAGGCCACCCGCGGCCGCGCTGAGGCTATCACCCTGGTGGATGCGCTCGGCCTTGCCATCGTCGCCATCGGAAGCCGGACCCGCCTCATCGCCCATATAGCGATGAAGAATTTCGGCTACGTCGGCCATCCGATGCCCCTCGACGAGCCCAAGATCCGCTACCTCGGCGCCGATCACCCGGTGTCGGAAATCCTCGAGCAGTGCAAGGTCATCAGCGGCCCGCTGCCGCCGATCCTGAGGGCAATGATGATCGATCTCGAGGCGGACATCGACGAGGAACCCGAATTGACCGCCCGGACGTTCTCTGAAGCGATCGAGGCTTTGGAATCCCTCTTGGAGGTCGACAAGGACCATATCCTGCGTCTCGTCGACGAAGGAGCCGCCGTCCTATGACCAAGCTCAACTGGAATAGGGCCAAGGTTCTGACCCGGACCCTGTCGCTGGAGGACGAGAAGGAACGCCGCGGGCAGGATCGAGCAGCGAAGTGGCTCAAGGCGGTCGATACCAGCCGCGCCCGGAAGGGAAGCCGGTCGGAAACCGCCTATTGGCGCGGCAAGGGCAAGCCGACGAGCGAACCGCCGTTCTGATCACCCGAAAATCGCCAGATCCGAGCCGCCCTGTGAGAAATCGCAGGGCGGCTTTTTGCTGTCTGGGCTTTGCTCACACCGTGTTTCGGCTAACGGGCTGTAAGGATTAGCGAATATGGCGCGCTTGGTGCTCTGGACGCGTTGCACACATTTGGCCCAAAAGGGGGGTGCAAATCGATAGCCTGCCGATTTCTGCGTCGGAGAGACCAGAGGGCGAGTATGGCGGCGCCGGAAGGCGCGAGATGGTCGGTTGGTACAGCGGCGCTCCCGAGGCCAACCTGAAGATTCGAGCGCCCGGACTGGCAGACGAAAGCCGCGTTAAAGCGGCGCCGCAGATTTCAGGAGCGCAGCCACGATATTTTCCGTCCGGCTGCAAACCTCCGATCCGGCAAGTCATATCAAACCGTTGGGCCAACCCATTGCAAACGCAGCGTTTCGTTGCGGTTGGTCGGTCGATGCCGGGTGTTACAAGTCTGGGCTCAACGGGGTAGAGAAATCCCTAGGGTCGGGAAGTTGCGTCGCTGAGATGGCACCAACATCGGCGAGGCCGCGACGCGGTGAAAGGTCGGGGTTGCCCGGCCGTCCCTCGCCACCAATCTGAAACCACGGAGAACTTCATGTTCCGCCGCTCGTTCATGAGCTTCGGCCTGTCTGCGCTCGCTCTGGCATTCGCCGGTGGTGCTGCCGCATCGGTGGTGGCGCCGCCCGCAATCGAGCGAGGGCTGCCAGCATCGCCTCAGGTCACGCCAAACCGATCGGCTCGCCGCCGCCGGTATCCGAAGACCGGCACCCGATATGCGGCGAACGGCAAGCAGGAATGTGCTCGCCGCCGCGCGCAGATTGCGGCCGGCCAGCTCACCGGAGCCAATGGGTTGGCAGCATGAAGTACTTCGGCATAGATGCGGGGCCGCCGAGCAGAACCCTCTTTGGGCCGTCACCGCCTAAGACATTCCTCGGCTCAGTGGCGGCCGCAACGGGGACAGTGCGAGGCTGGTGGATCGAAGGCGTCGAGCGCTTCATGGAGTTCTGCTTCTGGGTCGTCGCGCCTATCCTGATGCTGGCGTTGCTGTGCCTCCTCGCGGTGATGGCGTGGTACGCAGGGTGGTCACTGCTCATTGGCTGACAGGCGGTCGGCGCGGGAGCGTGGCTATACCCATCGCTGGGACAAGGCACGCACCACCTACCTGACCCACCACCCGCTCTGCGTCATGTGCATCAAGGACGGTGCGGTTACTGCGGCCACTGTGGTCGATCACATCATTCAGCATCGTGGCGACCAGGCGCTGTTCTGGGACAAGGCCAACTGGCAGTCCCTCTGCAAGCCCCACCACGACAGCCGCAAGCAGCGGGAAGAGAAGGCTGGGCACGCGCTCGGCTCCACTGCTGACGGCCGGCCCGTCGATCCCTCTCACCCTTGGAACAGGTAGCCGCATGTCCTATCGTCCGATCGTCCCCATTGCGGACTGCCCGAACTGCGGGAAGCAGCCGACCTTCAAGGCAATTCTGTTCCGAGGCTCACAGATGCGGTGCCGGTGTGGGGTGTCAGGGCCTATCGTTAGAGACACCCAATGGCCGGTGCACGATGCGCGCAACGCTTGGGCCGCCGTAGCCGGCGAGCCGAAGCTGCCCCGTCCCCCTCCGCCAGCCTCAATGAAGACGCGCGCCCATACTCCCGCCGAGCAGCCTATTCGCCGCCGAGCAAAGGCTCATCGCCGGGCCTACTTCGGCATCCCGACCGCCATTTGATCGCCAGCGGGCCCGGGGGGTGGGTTTCGGTCTGAAATCGGGGTCGATTCCGGACCGGGGGTGACAGTGCATTTTCACCGAGAGCGTTTTGGGGACCGGGGGATGATCGATTGAGCGCGAATTTGGCGGCGATCGCCGGCGGCGACGGTATGCCGGCCGAGCCGGACTGGGCCGAGCTCTACGCCGACGATCTCGACATCGCGCTGGCCGGCGAAGAGTGGGGGGTGGTCACGCGCGAGCTGCAAGCGCTCAACGGGCTGTCGGTGGCGAACGGCAATGCCATCAAGCGTCTGGTGCAGTTCCGGGTTCAGTACGACCGCGCCGCGAAGCACGTCGCCGAGCATGGCGCGATCCTGGCACCGACAAGCCGGAAGACGAAAACCGGGCAATGGAATCCCTATTGGTCGGTCATGCGTCAGGCTGACGAGGCGATCCGCGCGCTGGAGGCCGAACTGGGCATCCCGCCGGTACGCCGGTCGAAGATCACCAAGGTCGTCAAGACCGCACGGAAGGCCCGGCCATCAGATGCCTATCTCGGCGCGCCCCGTAGCTGACGACCCGGCGACCCTCTACGCACTGGGCGTCGTCGACGGCAAGATCACGGCGGGAAGCCTGGTCAAAGCCTCGTGCGCTCGGCACCTGAAGGATCTGGACGACGGCGCGGCGCGCGGTCTGCGGTTCGACGCTGATCAGGCCAAGCGAAACTGCGAATTCTTCCCGGCGGTCCTGACCGTCACCGAGGGGCTGGCCGCCGGGCAGCCGTTCAATCTCCTGCCGTGGCACGGCTTCGTAATCGCCTCCCTGTTCGGGTGGCAGGGCGCATCCGGCCGGCGGTTTCGTATGGCGTGGGCAGAGACCGGCAAGGGGCAGGCGAAATCGCCGCTGATGGCCGGCATCGGCCTGCTGATGATGGGCTGGTCAGGAAAGGACCGCAGCGAGGTCTATGCGATCGCCGGCGATAGAGACCAGGCCAACGTGCTGTTCCGGGATGGCGTTGCGATGTGCCGGGCGACGATACCGGAATGTGAAGAGGGAGACAGCCTCGAGGGGCGCGGCACTGTGCTGATCCGAGGCACGGGCGACAACTCCTGGAAGATCGAGCACCCCGGAACGAATTCGAAGTTCCAGTCGATGGCCAGCGTCGATTCGATCTCCGGCCCCCGACCATATGCCGTGCTCGCCGACGAGGTGCACGAGTTCAAGAGCTCCTATGCGCTGCAGATCTGGAAGGCGGCGATCGACAAGATGTCGGGCGACCCGTTGATGTTCCTCGGCACGAACACGCCGGCATCGAACCAGATCGTCGGCACCGAATATTCGACGCTGTTTCAGAAGGTGGCCACCGGCCAAGCAGTCGACGACAGCCTGTTCAGCTTCATCGCCCGAGTGGACCAATCCGACCACGACACCGTCTTCGATGACGAATCCTGCTGGCAGAAGGCACTGCCGGCGCTCGGCATCACCTATCCGATCGACAACGTCCGCAAGCGCGTGAACACGGCGCGGCTGATGCTGTCGGAGGCCCTGGCGACCAAGCGGCTCTATTTCGGTATCCCGCTCGGAACCGACGGCTTCTGGATCTCCGAGCAGGCATGGAATTCTTGTCAGGGCGACGTCGACGAGTCGGCGCTGGTCGGCTCGCCGTGCTTCCTGTCTCTGGACCTGTCGAAGAAGAACGACCTGACGGCCCTCTCGGCTTGTTGGGTCAAGGACGGCAAGCGGTTCGTGAAGACCTACTATTTCACGACGAAAACCGGCCTGCACGACCGCGCCCGTGACGACAATGCGCCCTATCCCGAGTGGGTGGAAAAGGGGCTGCTGGCGGCGGTTGAGGGCGCCACGATCGACTATGCGTTTGTGGCGAAGAAGGTGAAGGATCTGCGGGAGCAGCATCGGATCGAAATGCTGGCATTCGACCCGGCGAAGATCGGCGACTTCATCGACGCGTGCGCTGAGGTCGATCTCGACGTCTGGCAGTACAAGGGCCCGGATGAGCCGGAAGGCAAAGGCCTGCGGCTGGTCACCCACGGCCAGGGCACGCGCGTCGTGTTCAAGGAGAAATCCTTGTGCATGCCGAACTCCATCGAAAAGCTCGAGGACGCCATCCTGAACGGCCAGATCGTGATCGAGGCCAGCCCGGTGACGACGATGTGCGCCTCTAACACCACGGTCATCGCCGACGCCATGAACAACCGCGCATTCGACAAGAAGCGCTCGCGGGGGCGCATCGACGGCATGGTCACGATTACCATGGCGGTCGGCGCCTCACTGAACGAGTTCCCGGCCAAGCCGGCTCGCAAACCGCAGTTGCTGTTCGTCTGACGACGAGCTCGCCGGAGACCTCACATGAACAGAGCCTATTCAGTCCTGACCGTGAAAGCGGTCGAGGAAGAGGGCCGCATTATCCGCGGCATTGCCACGACGCCGGCTCCCGATCGTGTCGGCGACATCGTCGAGCCGCTGGGCGTCATGTTCAAGAACCCGATGCCGCTGCTGTGGCAGCACCGCGCCGACAAGCCTGTCGGCCTGGTGAGGTTCGACAAGCCGACGAAGGCCGGTATCACTTTCGTCGCCGAGCTCCCGTCGATCGACGAGCCCGGCGCCCTGAAGGATCGGATCGACGAAGCCTGGCAGTCGGTGAAAGCCGGTCTGGTGGCTGCTGTCTCGATCGGCTTCCGCGCTCTGGAATACTCTCGACTTGAGGAAGGCGGCCTCCGCTACCTCAAGAGCGAGGTCATGGAACTATCGCTCGTGACGATCCCGGCCCAGGCCGACGCGACCATCACGGCGATCAAGCAGCTCGATATCGGAGCCCCGGCCGCGTCAGGCCTTGATGGGGCTGCCGTCGAGATCCCGCCCCCGGCGCTTCGGGACAAATCGAAAACCACTGTCCCCACGAAAGGGGTGCGACTCATGGCCAACCGGACCATTGCCGAGCAGATCTCGGCGTTCGAAGCCACGCGCCAGGCGAAGGCCGCGCGCATGGAAGAACTGATGACCACCGCCAGCAACGAGGGCGCAACCCTCGATGCCGAGCAGGAAGAGGAATACGACACCCTCGCCGGGGAGGTGAAGTCGCTGGACGCTCACCTGAAGCGCCTGGCCGACCTCCAGAAGGCCAGTCTCGCCAAGGCGACGTCGCTCGACAACGTGCGCGACGGCAAGACCGGTTCGGACGCTCGGCAGGGCATCCGCGTCGAGGTGAAGGGCAGCAACCTGCCGAAGGGTACTGCCTTCACCCGCTTTGCGCTCGCCCTGGCCCGCGCCAAGGGCAACACCATGCAGGCGGTCGAAATCGCCAAGGGCTGGGCCGACAGCACCCCGGAAGTTGAGACCGTGCTCAAGGCCGCCGTCGCCGCCGGCACCACGACCGACGCCGACTGGGCGAAGCCGCTGGTCGAATACCAGAACATGGCGAGCGAGTTCGCGGAACTTCTGCGGCCCGCCACCATCATTGGCCGGATCGAAGGCCTCCGCCGTGTGCCCTTCAACATCAAGATTCCCCGTCAGTTGACCGGCTCGACGGTGAATTGGGTCGGCGAAGGCGCGCCGAAGCCGGTCGGCGAACTGTCGTTCGACCAGATTACCCTCGGCATGCTGAAGGCCGCGGGCATCATCGTCCTGACCGACGAACTGGTTCGCTCGTCGAGCCCGTCGGCCGAAGCGCTGGTGCGGCAGGATCTGATCGACCAGATGGCGCAGTTCCTCGACAAGGACTTCGTCGACCCGGCCAAGGCTGCCGTCACCAACGTCTCGCCGGCCTCGATCACCAACGGCGTGACGCCGGTCGTCGCCAGTGGCACCACCGCTGACCACCTCCGCGCTGATCTTCAGGCCCTCTATGCGAAGTTCATCGCCCAGAACCTGTCGATCAACGGTGCGGTCTGGCTGATGCCGGAGACGCTGGCGCTGGGGATTTCGCAGCTGCGCAATCCGCTTGGCCAGAAGGAGTTCCCGGAGATCACCGCCCAGGGCGGCACGTTCGAAGGCCTCCCGGTCGTCGCGTCGCAGAACATCCCTGCCAACCCCGGCAGTGGCTCGCCGCTCACCGGCGCCGGCGGCCGGATCATCCTGGCGAAGGCTTCGGAGATCCTGCTGGCCGACGACGGCCAGACGATGCTCGACGTCAGTCGCGAAGCCTCGCTGCAGATGGACAGCGCACCGACCAACCCGCCGGTCGCGGCCACGGTCTTGGTCAGCCTCTGGCAGATGAACATGGTCGGCATCCGTGCCGAGCGCTTCATCAACTGGAGCAAGCGCCGCGCCGGCGCCGTCCAGTACATCGACAGCGCCAAGTACGGCAGCTGATCGACAGAGGGGGCCGGACATCTGGCCCCCTCATTTCACAGGAGCTGCCCAATGACCCTGACCGCAAAGAAGTCGATGCGCTATGGCGGCCGGAGCCTGGAGCCCGGCGATGCATTCGAACCGGCCTCCGATCGCGACGCGCGTATCCTGCAGGCTATCGGCAAGGCAGAGGCCGTCGTGGCGCCCGCCGAAGGTGAAACGCCGCCCAAGGCCGCTCCCAAGCCCCGCACGGCGGCACAGAAGAAGCCCAAGGGCTACAAGCGCCGCGATATGCATGCCGAGGGAAGTCGCTGATGAGCAGCTTCCTGGCGCTGGTGATCCTGCTGCTGCTGCTCGGCGCGGGCTGCCTGGTCGCGGGCGTCTATTTGCTTGCCGGCATCGGCTTCGCGCTGCTCACCGTCGGCGCCGTCTGCCTCGCTGCAGCTTTCACTCTTCGACGCGGGCTGACCATTCATGGCTGAAACCACCTTCATCGCCGCGCTGACGGGCGCGCTGCAGCCAAGGCAGAAGAGCTTGGCGGCTCGGCCTGTCGACAACCGTGGCGGCTGGTGGGGCATCGTCCGGGAATCGTTCACTGGCGCCTGGCAGCAGAATGTGGAAGTGCGCGTCGATACCGTGCTGACCTACAGCACCGTCTTCCGCTGCATTTCGCTGATCTCGTCTGACGTCGCCAAGATGCGCCTAAAGCTCGTGGAGCAAGGCAGCGACGGAATCTGGGAAGAGACAGAGAGCCCGGCATTCTCGCCGGTTATCCGCAAGCCCAACCGCTCCCAGAACCGTATCCAGTTTTTCACGAATTGGATGGAATCGAGACTGATCCACGGCAATACGTACGTGCTCAAGCAGCGCGACGAACGGGGCGTTGTGGCCGCGCTCTACGTGCTCGACCCGAACCGCGTGAAGCCGCTCGTCACCCCCGATGGTGATATCTTCTATCAGCTGACGCGGGATGACCTGGCAGGGGTACCGATCGACGAGATTGCACCCGCCAGCGAGATCATTCACGACCGCTGGAACACGATTTACCACCCGCTGGTCGGCACATCGCCGATCTATGCCTGCGGCCTCGCTGCCGTCCAGGGTCTGAAAATCCAGAACGGCTCGGCGCACTTCTTCGGCAATGGCGGTCGCCCAGCCGGCATCCTGTCCACGGACGGCGCGCTCGAACAAGAAGACGCTGACAAAATGAAAGAGGCTTGGGAGCGGAACTATTCCGGGACGAACGCCGGCAGGACAGCCGTGCTGGCCGACGGGCTGAAGTACCAGCCGATCGCCATGACGGCCGTCGATTCCCAGCTGATCGAACAGCTCAAGTGGACTTCTGAAAACATCTGCTCGGTCTTCGGTGTCCCGGCCTACAAGGCAGGCGTCGGAACGCCGCCCGGCAACAACAACGTCGAGGCGCTGGACCAGCAGTATTATGCTCAGTGCCTGCAGATCCACATCGAGAGCATCGAGCTCTGTCTCGACGAGGGCCTGGGGCTGAACACCAAGAAGAGCGGTGTGCGGCTTGGTACGGAGTTCGAGCTCGACGACCTTCTGCGCATGGACACTGCCACGTTGATCAACGCGGAAGCCGAAGCAGTAAAAGCCGGCATCAAAGCCCCGAACGAAGCGCGGCGGCGCCTGAACCTCAAGCCGGTCACTGGCGGCAAGACGCCCTATCTGCAGCAGCAGAACTACAGCCTGGAAGCGCTGGACGCCCGCGACCGGAACGACCCGTTCGCCAAGCCGGCCCCGGCCGCGCCGGCCACGCCGCCCGCCGATGCAGAGGCTGATGCTCCAGCCGTCCAATCCGAGGCGCGTGACGCGCTCGTCGAGATCATGAAGGGTCTTCGCTGATGTTCGATGGCAAGGCCTTCGGGGCTGAAATCGTCGGTGTGGTCAAGGACTACGTCGGCCGCACTCTGGAGCCGCTTATCCGCCGGCTGGAGGCGCTGGAATCACGGCCTGCGCCGACGATGGCACTGGCTGGTCTGGTGATTGATCGAAGCGGCAACCTGGTCGCGCCGCTGGCTGACGGCACGGTTCGCGATCTGGGGCCTGTGGTCGGCAAGGATGGCGCGCCCGGCGCCGATGGCGTCGGCTTCGACGACCTCTCATTCGAGCACGATGGCGAGCGCGGGTTCACGCTGCGCTTCATCAGGGGCGACCAGACGAAGGAGTTCGCCTTCACCATCCCGGTCGTGCTCGATCGCGGCGTGTTCCAGAAGGATGCCACCTACCAGAAGGGCGATGCGGTCTCGTGGGGCGGCTCACTCTGGATCGCCCAGGCCGATACCGGCAGCGCCCCCGGCGACGGCGCCGACTGGCGTCTGGCGGTGAAGAAGGGCCGAGACGGGAAGACCGGAGACCCTGGCAAGGACGCGCGCGTCATCGCCAAGGAGGGCAAGTCCTGATGGCGACGCTGGTCACTCTCAAGCAGGTCAACGACGCTCTCCGCCTCGACCTGTCGCAATACGGCACCCCCGCCGGCGATGAAGACGAGCGGACGGCCGACGTCCAGCTGAAGCTCCTGCAGGCCGAGGCCACGATCCTCAACTACCTCAAGGTCGCCTCGGATACGTGGACCTCGGAGACCGTCCCGCCCATGGTCACCGCAGCCATTATCCTCGCCGTGCGGGGCCTCTACGACGGCGACGACGAGTTGCTGTCGGGCCTCTACGACAACGCGCGGACGAACCCGATCGTCGGGATCCTGCAGCGCCTGCGGAAGCCGACTGTCGCGTGAGCCGGCCGGATTGGTTCCCCGACTGGTCGGGGCAGGATTGCGTCATCGTCGCGTCGGGCCCGAGCGCCGCCGATCAGCCGCTCGACTGCGTGCGCGGCCGGTGCAAGGTCATCGCCATCAACCACTCCTGGCGGCTCGCGCCATGGGCCGATGCTCTCTACGCCAGCGACTTCGCTTGGTGGCGCAGCGGCTTCGGTGATGCCTTCGTCGGGCTCAAGATCAGCCGATCGGTCGTGCCTGGCGTGCGCAAGGTGGATCTCGTGCCGGTCAAGGACGGCTGGTCGAATGACATGGTGCTCGATCGGCCCGGCGTCGTCGGAGCGGGCGGGTCGAGCGGCTTCCAGGCTCTGAACCTCGCTGTCCAGTTCGGCGCCCGTCGGATCGCGCTGGTCGGTTTCGACGGCCACATCACCGCCGGCACGCACTGGCACGGCGACCATGTCCGAGGCCTGAGCAATCCGACCGAGGGCACCGCCGCTATGTGGACCCACCATCTCGATCGCGCCGCGCCGTCGCTGTCTGCGGCGGGCGTCGACGTCGTCAACTGCTCGTCGACGAGTGCTCTGAACGCCTACCCGAAAACCGGCCTCGGCCGATGGCTCAAGCGAGGGACGCCGTGAAGGGCTTCACCGGAAAACTCGACCGCCGGCTGCGGATCGATCGCTACAGCGTCACGCGTGACGCGCTGAACAACCCGGTCGAGGGATGGGCGCCGTTCATCACGGTTGCCACGTCGAAGCTGGACGTCAGCGACCGCGAGCGCTTCGCCGCGAAGCAGCTTGGTGCCGACATCACAACGCGCTTCGAGATTCGCTATTCGGTCTCGGCTGCGACGGTCAATGCCAAGGATCGCATCGTCTTTGAAGGCCGGACGTTCGACATCTTCGGCGTCAAGGAAATCGGGCGCCGCGAAGGGTTCGAGATTTCCGCAACCGCGCGGGCCGACTGATGGCCAAGAACACCGTCAAGGTCGAGGGACTGAAGGAACTGGACAGGGCACTGGCTGAACTGCCCAAGGCGGTCGCGCGCAACACGCTGCGCAGGGTTCTGAAAAAGGCGGGCGAGCCAATTGCGGACAAGGCACGGCAGTTGGCCCCGGTCAAATCGGGCAAGCTTCGTGACAGCATCATTGTTTCGGCGAAGCTCGGCACCAAAGCAGGACAGGCAGAGTACGCCGCTGCGATGGAAGCCGGCCTTGGCCAGACTGCCGCACTCGGCGCCATGCGCGATGCCCGACGCGCGGCAAAGGGCTCAGGCTCATTCGCGGAGATGCATATAGGCCCCGGACGCCAGCCACATGCGCACCTGCAGGAATTCGGCTCAGTCAACAACCAGCCGCACCCGTTCATGCGGCCCGCCTGGGATGCTCACAAGGACGAAGCGCTTGGCATCGTCAGGCGCGATCTTGGCGAAGAGATCATGAAGTCCGCGAAACGCCTGGCCAAACGAGCCGCCAAGCTTGCGGCGAAGGGCTGATGATGGAAGCAGCTTTGTCCACCTATCTGCTGGCCTCGTCATCGCTCGTGGCGTTGGTCGCAGACAGGATCACCTGGGACGAACGACCGCAAGGCGACCGCCTCCCGGCCGTAGTCCTGCAGTGGATCGACGGCGTGCCAGAATACTCTGACGAAGGCCGAGCCGGACTGACTACGGCCCGGCTCCAGATCGACTGCTGGGCCACCCATGAACCTGGCAAGAACGGTTCCACACTTGCGAAAGACGTCGCCCGTCTTGTCGCTGCCGCCTTGCCGGTCTCGATGACGGCGTCAGGTGTGGAGTTCCAGGGCTTGTTCATCGAGTCCGTCCGCGACTTTCCGCCTGAGATGGCCGCGGCCCAGATCCCGATTTTCAGGCGATCCCTCGACTACCTCATCACGTTCACCGAATAGGAGCCCGCAGATGGCTGGTTTTCTCGGCCGCAAGGTCAATCTCACCTGGGGTGGTTCGGCCGTCCTGGGCATTCGCGAAAAAGGCGTCACCATCAATGGGGAGCCGATCGACGTCACGAGCGATGACGACAATGGCTGGCGCGAACTGCTGGCCGAAGCCGGCGAGCACTCGGTCGACATCTCGATTTCTGGCGTCACCAAGGACGATGTCTTCCTTACCGACCTTTTCGCCGGCAACGTGCAGAAGGAAGTCGAGCTGACCTGGCCGAACGGTAAGGTTCTCACTGGCCTTTTCCACCTCGGTACCACAAGCCAGACCATGCCTTACAAGGAGGCGACGACGTTCGAGGCGACGCTGTCGTCGACAGGCGAAGTCACCTACACCACGGGGGCCGCGACCTGATGGGCACCTTCGACGACATTCGCCTGACCTGGCATGGCATCGACCATGTCATCCCCGCCAACAAGGTGATGGGCGCGATCGCCCGTATCGAAGACATCATCACCCTGACCGAGATCTACGAGGCCAGCCAGAAGCGGTCGGTCAAGTTCTCTCGTGTCGCCTCAGCCTATGGGGCGGTGTTGCGCTACGCGGGGGCGAAGGTCACGGATGAAGAGGTCTATCTCGGCATGTTCGAGGGCCAGAGCGCCATCACTGCGGTGCAGGAAGCACTCACGGGTCTCATGAGCATGATGATCCCGCCTCAAGCCAAGGTCGTTCAGAAGGAAGCCCCCCAGGGAAACGTATCAAAGGCCGGCACCCGTTCATCGAACCGGCCTTCTCGCTCGCGGTCGGCGGCTGGGGCATGAGGCCAGAGGACTTCTGGCGGCTCACGCCGACAGAATTCCATTGGCTGATGGAAGCGAAGCGTCCTCGCCAGAAGTTCGGGTCCATGACCGAAGACGAGGTCGAGGAAATCTATCAGGACGCTTACGGCGATGACGACTAGGCCGGCGCGGCATCAATTTCGGCGAAGGGCTCGTAGGGCTGTTTCTCGCAATAGTAATCCGCGCCGCCTTCTCGTGACGAGTCGATGATTTCGCCGGACTTGAATCTGAAGACGGTAGGGTGGCGCCCAGTGTAGGCGCCCATACGGTTCTTTGCGTTGGCCATGATGCATACAGTCCAAGCCTTCCCGACATCGGGGATCATCCACCCCGGCATGAGAACTGGTGGCGCTATAGCAGCGTCGCGAATGCTGTAGGGGTCGTAGAAGTTCTGCCGGATATAAGCGGCAACCTTCATTCGATAGTCAGCCGGCGGCGGCCCATACGCCGCAACCGCCTCTGGGTCGCTGGCACTGGGCGTTGTGCAGCCAGCCAGTGATGCCAATACCAAACCTAGGACGGTCCGCTTCACGGCAATTCTCCCCCTCTTGCCCTGCGATCATTCGGCAGCAGAGCAGTAATTCATCTTGCGGAGAAAGAAAAACCATCTCGAGCACAGCGGTCGGAGCGTCTGTCCTGATGTCGGACCGCGAACAGAAAAGCCCCGCCAGGCTGGAGCCGAGCGGGGCCGCGTTATTGGCCTTAAGGTCGGTGAGGTCAGGCCTTGTCGACAACCTTCTTGACCGCATCCTTGGCCTTGCCGACTGCCTGCTGAGCCTCGCCCTTGGCTTCCTGGGCCTTACCTTCTGCGTGAAGCTTGGGGTTGTCGGTCGCCTTGCCGACGCCCTGCTTCACATTGCCGATAGCCTCGTTGGCGGCGCCCTTAACCTTGTCGGTCGTGCTGCTCATCGTCAGATCCTCTCGGTTGGTTACATCGGCAAATCAACCGTTTGCTGGGCCGAAGGTTCCACGGCGCTGCACCGTTAGGCTCATTCCCCAGCGGCCACTTGGCCTCTTCTCCCGCGTCCAACTCATCGCCAATCTCTGAGGAAATGATTCATGTCGAGCGCGGTTGTCGGCGCCCTCCGCGTCACTCTAGGACTGGATACCGCATCGTTTGAAGCGGGGCTGAAGAACGCGCAGGCCAAAGGCGCGGCGTTGGCAGCCAATCTGAAGGGGGTAACGGTTGCGGTCGCCGCTCTAGGCGCCGCAGCTGGCATGGCAGGCGCAGCCCTCGTTGGCGCGCTCGTCAAGAACTCTCTGGAATCGATCGACACGCAGTCCAAGCTGGCGGCAAAGCTCGGCGCGACGGTCGTCGGCGTGCAGGCGCTCGACCAGGCGGCCAACCTCGCGGGCGTCTCTGCAGAGGATATGGCGAAGTCGATGGGCGTCCTGAACGCTCGGCTCGGTGAGGCAGCACGCACCGGCGAAGGCTCGACCTATGAGGCCTTCAAGCGCCTAGGCTTGAGCATCCAAGAACTGTCGGCCATGGATGCCGACGAGCGCCTGGCGGCGATCGCCGACCAAATGGCAGCGCTTGGCTACACCACCCAGCAGCAGGCCGATTTTCTTCGGCAGGTCGGCATCCGCAGCCAGGACATGATCACCGTGTTGCAGGGCGGTGGCGATGCCATCCGCTCGGCGCGGAAAGACGTCGAGGATTTCGGGCTCGCGGTCTCGGACATCGACGCCAAGAAGATCGAGGCGGCCAACGACGCCATGACGCAGATCGGCGTGGTGGCGGCCGGCGTCGGCAACCAGATTGCCATTCGGCTCGCCCCCTATATCGAGGCGGCGGCCACCGGTTTGACCGACGCAGCCCGCGAAAGCGGTGGCTTTGGTACTGCGATCAGCACCGCGATTTCAGTTGGCGTTCGCGTGTTCGCGCGAATGAACGAAGAGATCTATCGAAGCCGCGTCGACTTTGATGCTCTCGTCGGCACGATCCTCGACGGCTTCGACAGCATCGCAGGCGCTGCGCCGAAAGGGATCGCTGCCCTCTTCGGCGGAACGGCAGAAGATTACGGTTTCAAACCCATCAATCAGTCGTGGGGCAAGCTGAAGGACAGCCTGCAAAAACCACCGACGACCGAGGAATGGGAAGCCTGGATCCAGACCATCAACGACAAGGCCACAGCTGCGGCCGAGGCGGCGCTGGCAGCGACAAAGCCCGGCGGTGGAACTGACGATAACGGCTCGAACGAGGCCGATCAGAAGGCGGCGGATCGGTATCGGGAGCAGCTGCAGTCGAAGCTCGAGCAACTGCAGAATTCGCTGTTGACCGAGCGCGAGGCGGAACTGAACAGCTACGCCGAACGCATGACCGACCTGCAAGATTATCTCGCTGCAGGCCTTTTGACCCGGCAGCAATATGCCGAGATGGCGCTGGCCGTCGAAGCTGATCACGCCAAACAGGTCAGGGAGTTGGACCGCCAAACAGCCGAAGAAGCGAAGAAGTCGGCCCAGATGAGGTTTGGCGCCATCAGCTCCCTGGCCGATTCCGCCAGCTCAATCATCGGTGAGCTGTTCGAGGGTAGCAAAGCGGCGGCCATCGCCCAGACGGTTATCAATACCGGACAGGCCGTGATGTCGACCTATGCGCAGTATGGCGGCACCCCTTGGGGCATCGCCGCAGCTGCGGGCGTTGCTGCAGCCGGGGCGGCGCAGATCGCGATGATGAGCCGGACAAATCGGAACTCGTCTGGAGGGTCCAGCGGCAGTTCGGCGAAAGCGGCTGCCGCCGCAACCCCCACGGGTGGCGACACGCAAGGCGGCTCGTCCTCGACGCTGTTCGTGCAAGGCATCAGCCGCGATCAACTCTTCAGCGGGGACGCCGTTCGCGACCTCGCGCAGAAGCTGCTCGATTACCAATCCGACGGCGGCAAGGTCGTGCTCGCATGATTGTCATCTCGCCGAGTGTCGTCCTTTCGTCCGGTAGTGGCGTCAACGCGAACAATCCCGTCGTCGGCTGGCAGAACTTGGTGACACGTGTCAACGTCGCGGCCAGCGGGGCAGCGGCGGCTTATCCCGTCCTGAACCTCGCCAACCCGTCGACGGCGCAGGCCCAGTCCTGGCGCGGCGCTAACACCGCCCAGCAATATCTGACCGTGACGGTCGGGACAGACGAGTTCATCGACTACCTCGCGGTCGCCCGGCACAATTTCGGCAGCGGCGCGGTCGTCGTCTCCGTCGAGGGCATGGCGGTTGATGGCGGCTCGTGGGTCGAGTTGGCCGGCGAGATGTTGCCGGCCGACGACAGTCCGTTGCTGTTCCGCTTCGTGCCGCAGGCGCTGTTCCTGATCCGGCTCAAGCTGCAGCCTGGCACCGTCGTTCCGAGCGCGGCGGTGCTCTATGTCGGCAAACTGCTGGTGCTGCAGCGGCGGATCTATGTCGGCCACACACCGATTCCATTCGGTCGCGAAAGCCGCGTCACCACCGGCGTCAGCGAGAGCGGCAATTTCCTCGGCCGGATCGTGCTGGGGGAATCGCTCGAGACCTCGGTCGACCTGCAGAACATGACGCCGAGCTGGTACCGGGCCGAGATGGACCCGTTCATCGTCGCCAGCAAGGAGGCGCCGTTCTTCTTCGCCTGGCGGCCTGACTCTTACCCGCGCGAGACCGGCTTCGCCTGGATGACGAACAACCCCAAACCGAGCAACCAGCGTTCCAACGGCATGATGCAGATCAGCCTTTCCATGGGAGGTGTTTCGCTATGACGACTGCCCGAGTGATTGCCCTGAACCCGCTCGCATGCGTGACGCTGCGCGTGGTTTTCCCGCGAGGTATGCGCGTTCGTCTGTGGCTCGGCGCCCAGATCATTCGGCTCGCTGCGGTCGTCGCCGGCGTCGACGCCACGGTCGAGATCGAAGGCTCGGAGCTGCGCGGTTGAAGGCTCTTACCTATGTCGAGATTGATCTCGACTACTGCAGCCTGACTTACGGCGTCGGCGCCTGCACTGCTGCGATCCCGACGACGGGGCCGCGCAAGTGCATGAACACGCTGAAGACGTGCCAGGTGCGTACCAAGTTCGTCAATGCGCCGATCACGCTGCGCTTCGCCGAGCCGGCCGACTACCTGCCGCGCGACATCGAGGCAATCCCGTCGATCAACGGCGTGTCGTTCACGCCGGGTACGGTTTCGCTCGGCGAGGATCTGGGCCAGCGCGCGACGCTGTCGGTGTCGTTCGGTGACCATCGCTGGTCGGACACCGGCCCGGGCTTCGACAAGTACCTGGCCGAGCGCGGCTATGACGCCTTTGAGCGCGGCACCTTCTGGGGCAAGTTTCGTGCGCGCCATCCCTATCTGCGCGGTCGCGCGATTCGCCTGATCCGCGGCGTTGTCGGCCAGGCGCTCGCCGACATGGAGGTGCGCCACTACATCCTTGAGAGCTTCACCGGCCCGACGCCCGACGGCATCTATACGCTGACGGCCAAGGACGTCCTGAAGCTGGCCGATGGCGACCGTGCCCAAGCGCCGAAGCTATCGAACGGGTTCCTCGTCTCGGCCATTACAGCTGCGGCAACGACTGCGACCCTATCGCCATCCGGTGTTGGCAATGCCGAATATCCGGCATCGGGCTATGTCGCGATCGGCGGCAAGGAGATCTGTGGCTTTACGCGTTCGGCTGACACGCTGACGCTGACACGGGCGCAATACGGCACGACCGCCGTGGCGCATGACGGGCAGGACCGTGCGCAGCTCGTCTTGCGCTATGTGGCCCAGGACCCAGCCAACATCATCGCCGATCTACTGCACACCTATGCCGAGGTGCCCGCCCAGTTCATTCCGATTGCCGCCTGGCTGACCGAGACCCAAGCCTTCAACCGCCGCCTTTACACCGGCGTCATCGCGGAGCCGACCTCTGTCAATGATCTCTGCTCCGAGCTGATCGAACAGGCGGCGCTGGCCGTCTGGTGGTCGGATACTCAGCAACAAATTCGCCTGCAGGTGCTGCGATCGATCCCGACGGACGCGCAACTATTCGACGCCGATACCATCCTGCAAGGCACGTTGTCCGTTCAGGAGCAGCCGGCCAAGCGTATCTCACAGGTCTGGACCTATTTCGGCCAGCGCAACCCGCTTCAGAGTGTCGACGAACCGGACAACTACCGTTCGACCGCGCTGACCATCGACCTGCAGGCACAGACCGATTACGGCGCGCCGGCGATCAAGAAGATCTTCTCGCGCTGGATCCCAGCCTTCGGCCGGACGGTGGCGCTCAGGCTGAACAACATCCAGCTGGGCCGCTTCCGCGATCCACCGCGCAAGCTCGGCTTCTCGTTGTTCCGTGCGCCCGGCGATCAGACCGTGCGCCAAGGCGGCGGCTACCGGGTTGGCTCGCAAGCCTTCCAGGACGAGACCGGCGCGCTCGTCACGGTGCCGATCCAGGTCACACGGCTCAATCCCGACGTCGACAAGTTCAGCATCGAGGCGGAAGAGATGCTGTTCGTCAACTTCGACAATGATGATTTGAGCCAACGCGTCCTGATCATCGATGGCGACGCCACCAACCTCAATCTACGCACAATCCACGACACGCTGTATCCGTCGCCAGTGAGTGGCGACAATCTCATTTGCGTCATCGAATCCGGCGTCAAGGTCGGATCAGCCAATGTCGGTTTCCCAGCCATTGAGGTCGGGTCATGGCCCTCGGGGGTCGACATTACCCTCAAGGTCCGGGGACGCATCCAGGGCACGGGGGGCAAGGGCGGTCGGTGGCCGAACACTGGCGCCCTCGCCCCAGAGAAGGGCGGCACGGCACTTTTCACTCGGTACCCCATCAAGATCGAGTTCGGGGGCGGTGAGATCTTCGCCGGCGGCGGCGGTGGTGTTGGTGTCGGCACCGCCTCCGTGCCCGGCTACGCCACCGGCGGTGGCGGCCGCGGTTATGTGGGCGGCTCGTACATCGAGATGACGGCCCAGGGTGGCGAACGAACATTTACCCAGCCAACGACAGGGACGCCGGAAGCGCCCGGTTTGGGCGGCGTCTCGATCAAGACCGGCTCGTTCGTAAACTGGAACCTGCGGGGGGGCGATGGCGGCGAAGCTGGACAGCGAGGCCAAGGCGGGGACGCCGGTGCTGCGGGCAACGCCATCGACGGCATCAGCTACGTGACATTCACGGCCGGCGCGGGCGACCGACGCGGCTTGGAGATCAATTGACATGGCATTGGCCCGACACCAGTTTTCCGTGACCGACGACGCCGGCAACGTCCTGCCCGGGGCGTCGGTCGAGGTGCGGCGCGAACAGGCGGGCGCGCCGCTCGCCGCGCTCTATTCCGATCGCGCCGGCACCGTTGCGCTCGGCAACCCCTTCCTGGCCGACAGCGAGGGCTTTGCCGGCCTGCATGTGATCGGCGGCGCCTATCGCATCACCGTGACAAAGGGCAGCTTCTCGCGCGTCCTGCGCTATGTTGCCATCGGCCGCGCTTCCGAAACCGACATCCAGTTCGTCAACCCGGCTGGGGCCTGGTCATCGTCCGGAACCTACGCGATTGGCGACTATGTCACCTATTCGGGGCGCACGTTCGTCAGCCTTCTGGATAGCAACCTCAACCACACGCCGCCGGCATCCGCGACCGACAACACCTATTGGATGTTCGCCCCGTCCGGGCCGGCGGGCGCAACGGGCCCGGCTGGGCCGGTTGGCCCGCTCGGGCCGTCTGGAGTGGCAGGACCCACAGGCGCCACGGGCCCGAGCGGCGCAGCTGGCCTCGGTATCAACCCTGCCGGCACATGGAGTGCCGTTACCACATATGCGACCGGCGACTACGTCACCTTCTCGGCCAACACCTATATTTCGCTGGTCGACGGTAACCTGAACCATTCTCCCTCCGGCAACACATCGACCACGGCATTCTGGATGTGGGTGCCGAGCGGAACGGTGGGGGCTACAGGTCCGACCGGGGCCACTGGCGCGACCGGCAGCGCGTCCACCGTTCCCGGCCCGACAGGAGCCACGGGCCCGACCGGTGCAGCTGGCGTGGGTGCCACGGGCGCGACGGGGCCAAGCGGTAGCCTGGGCGCAACCGGCGCCACCGGGCCGACGGGCGCATCAGGCCCGTCTGGGCCGGTTGGCCAAGGCCTCAATCCGCGCGGCGAGTGGGATGCAGGAACCACCTATGCGGATGGCGACTACATCACGTTCAATGGCCGGACGTTCGTCTCTCTCATCGGTTCCAACACCGGCAACGAGCCGCCCGACGCAGATGTTGGAAGCGCCGAGTGGATGTGGGTCCCTTCTGGTGCTGCCGGACAGGTAGGAGCCACCGGAGCAACCGGCGCGACGGGCCCTTCCGGGGCTACAGGGCCGAGCGGTGCTGCTTCCACCGTTCCGGGGGCTACGGGCGCGACGGGTCCGAGCGGGGGTATTGGCGCGACAGGCCCGACGGGAGCCAGCGGTACGCCGTCGTCCGTGGCTGGGCCTACGGGTGCAACGGGGCCGAGCGGCGTGGCGGGACCCAGCGGCCCTACGGGCGCTACTGGTCCGAGCGGAACTCCCTCCAGCGTTGCTGGTCCCACCGGCGCGACCGGGCCGACAGGCCCCAGTGGGGCAGCTTCGACGGTTGCCGGCCCGACAGGAGCTACAGGGCCGAGCGGCGTCGCGGATACCGCTCGCGAATGGACAACCAACCAGCGTCGCCGCGGCACCACCCTTACCTCTGGCACGACGATCACCCCAGACCTTGCCGTAGATCAGGATTGGACGCTTCTCCTCGCGCACACCGGGGCGACGCTTGCCAACCCGTCGAACATGGCAAGCGGCGTGGGCATGAAGGGCTCGATCTCCGGCACCAACAGCACCGGCAGCGGCTATTCGCTGGCCTATGGTTCATATTGGAAGCCGATCGGTTGGGCGACGGCGCCAAGCATCCCCTCGGCAGCGAACGCCCTCTGGCGCATCGACTACCACGTCGTCAGCGCGACCCGCATCGACTTCAGCGTCTCTGGCGTCGCGGCCGAGGATGTGCCGTTGCCGCCAGGGGCGACCGGAGCCACAGGGCCTACAGGGGTCACCGGCGCCACTGGCCCGACCGGGGTTGGAGCAACAGGCGCGACAGGTGTTGCAGGCCCGACAGGACCTACCGGCGTCACAGGGGCAACTGGTGTCACGGGGGCAACGGGTCCCACTGGCGTTGGCGCTACTGGCGCGACGGGGCCGGTAGGGGCTACGGGCGTGACTGGGCCGAGCGGCCCTGCAGGGGCAGGCTCCGGCGACGTGCTTGGTCCCTCATCTGCCGTAGATAGTCAGCTGGCCCTGTTCAATTCGACAACAGGCAAGCTGCTTAAGACAGGCCCTGCGGTGAGCACATTGCTACGGTCTGATCTCGCGAGCCAAAACCTGTCCGGTAGCGGCTTTACGTCGACTGCGGTTGATGACGGCACCAAGTCCAGCGGCACCTATTTGCCGGTGCCAACCGACGGGAACTTTCGAAAGATCACGGCGAACGGTGCGTTCACCTTCGCCGCACCCTCGGCGTCGGGCTCTTACAACCTGACGATCGACATCATCAATGGCGCTTCGGCCGGGCCCATCACCTTCTCCGGCTTCGTGAGCGGCTATCCCAAGGGCGACAGCTACACCACGACGAGCGGTGCCAAGTTCAAACTGCACATCTCGAAAACGGATGCTGGCGTCACGGGTGTTCTGGAGGCGTTGCAGTAGTGGCCTCCGGGATCATTATGCCGAGATATCCGGCCCTTGCCAAAAAAAAGGCGCTCGTCCTGATCGACCGGACCACGGGCACAAACATCGGAAATATGACGTCGGCCGGCGGCTTGGCGGCGGCATTCGACGGTGTCACGAGTCAAACATCCGCCTCTTGCGCACTCCTCGGCTCGGCCACGAATGCCTTTGTCGGGAAGACGCTCGCAGCTTCGCGCGCATTTGGCCAGGCGGTTGTCTTTGGCTCTAACAACGCGGGTTATGTGGCGGGCGCGGGAACACCAGCGGTCACGCTAACGGTCTATGGGAAGCAGGGCGCCGCGCCATCAAGCGGCACCAACGGGACGGCTCTGGGGTCAATATCCTTCTCCGACACATCCAACGAAAGCACTGGCCGAACGATCGCCTCAACCGACCTCGGGACGGTCTGGGACCATCTCTGGATCTATGTCGCGCAAGGCGGGTCTGCCGCAAACATGTTCGTTGCCGAGCTTCAGCTCTACGCATGGGAATAGCCGATGTCGCAAGAACTTGCCCTTATCCGCACAACGCCCCCAGAGGCGATCGTTTCGGTGTTTCCGGAAACGGTCGGCCGCATTGATCTGCCGGGCGTCGGGCAGCTTTCTCCACCTCAAGACGGCTGGGAGGGTGACGGCTATCGCATCGCGGCGATCGAGCCATCGGTGACCCCGGCCGGGAAGCAGCGGGTGTCCCCCGGTGTCGAGGGCGTCGAGCTTGTGAATGGCCTGCCGACATGGATTTTGACAGATCTGCCGCCGGAGCCCCGTCGGCAGGTGCCGAAAGCCATTGTCGAACAGCGCTTGATTGAGGCCGGCCTGATGGACGCAGCGTTCGCCGCGCTGTCCTCGAGCGGCGTGTTGTTTGCCCGCTGGTATAGCCGGATATCCGATGCTGTCTTCTTCGATGATCCAGACGCCCTGGCGCTGCTCAACGCCATTGGCGCGGATGCCGACGAGATCATGGCGCCGTGAGCACCCAGCTTTCGAACGGCTTGCTGGCGCGGCGGAGGCGGATCAACGACAGCGTCCCGCTTCCCGACCCGACCTATGCCTATGGGGGCCAATCTTACGCCACCGGTATCGCGGCATCGGCCAGCTTTACGCTGAACAATCTCGGCAGCGACTACGCCAACAGGTACGTCGTCCTGGGCATCAGCTACGCCGGTTCAGCTGATATCACGGACCTGACGATCGGGGAGCAGCCGGCCACCATCATAAACGACATCGGAACCAGCCCCAGGCAGGTTCTCGCTATCGCCAAGGTGCCGACCGGTACATCTGCGACGGCGGCAATAACGTTCAGCGGCACTGTGGGGCAGGCGGCTTACACCTGGGCAGTTTTGAACGACTTGCAAAGCATGATCCCTGCGTCACAGGGCACGGACGCGGGGACGAACACGACCAGTGTGAACGTGTCGATCCCTGCCAAGGGCTATTGCCTCGCATACTGGCGCGTCAGTTATGGCGCCAGCCCCAACAGCACAAGTTGGTCGTTCGGGATGACCGCCTCCATGAACGAGAACTTCGGTACCCAGCAGCGGCATTCGCTCGCGTGGACAAGGTTCACCAATGCCGGAACCTACAACGTCGTGAACACCTTCAACTACTCCGCGACACGCCTGAACGTCGCCGTCTTCCGATAGCCGCCGGCCATCCTCCCAACCATCCTCAGGAGTCCCCCGCATGCGATTTCACGTCGTCGCGCTTCCGCACACCCATGTGACGGATGCGTTCTCTGCCTGCGCCTTCACGATGAAGGTGAAGAATTTCTGCCGGATGATGACTGAGCGGGGGCATGAGGTGGTGCTCTATGCCGGCGAGCAAAACGCGGCTCCGGTGACCGAGCACGTCGTCTGCATCGACGAGGCGGCGCGGGCAGCCCATGTCGGCGACCGGCACTACACCGAGGCGCCTTGGGAGCCGTTGAGCCCGGCGTGGACGGTGTTCCTGGCCAACGCGATCGATGGCATCCGGGCGCGGGCGGGGCAGCGCGACTTCATCTGCCTGATCGGCGGCTATGCCCAGAAGGCAATCTCGGATGCGTTCCCGGCTCACCTCTGTGTCGAGATCGGCGTCGGCTATGGCGGATGCGTCCTGCCCTTCAAGATCTTCGAGAGCTATGCGTGGATGCACACCGTCTACGGCGCTCGGTCGATGAACGCTCCCTGTGCAGTCGATGGTGCTTGGTACGACGCGGTGATCCCGGGCTATCTGGATCCGGCGGAGTTTCCCTACCGGGGGAGGCACCGTCGCGAGCACGACTACTATCTGTTCGTCGGTCGGCTCATTGACCGCAAGGGATATCGGGTCGCCCAAGAGGTCTGTGAAAAGCTGGGCAAGCGGCTCGTTCTGGCGGGCCCGGGAGAGCATCACGGCTATGGCGAATTCGTCGGCGTCGTCGGCCCGGAAGAACGCGGACGGCTCATGGCTGGCGCCAGGGCACTATTCGCGCCGACGACTTACATCGAGCCGTTCGGCAACGTCGCCATCGAGGCTATGGCCTGCGGTACACCGGTCATTGCCACGGACTGGGGAGCGTTCACGGAAACCGTCGTTGATGGGGTGACGGGGTACCGCTGCCGCTCATTCGCGGAGTTCATCCAGGCGGCAAAAGCTGCGCCGCATCTCGACCCCCAAGTGATCCGCCGGCACATCTTGCGCCACTACTCCCTCGGCGTGATCGGCGCCCAATACGAACGCTACTTCGAGCGGCTTTCTACCCTTTGGGGCCAGGGCTGGTACGAGGTCGCGGCCTAGGTCGTCGCCTCGACCGCTAAACCAACGCCTTCGCCTGCCCGCCAAGGCGGCATGTGCAAAAAGCGCTCGACTGCCTTCACGCGATAGCGCTCTCCGTCGATCTCAACGGTGTGGCCGATCAGGTGAGCGAAATCATCAGTCTCGAGGTCCAGCTTTACCCCGGCCATCCGTTGGCCGGCAGCTTCGTACCATTGAGCGTTCTCAAACCTCGGCATCATCCCGTCCTCTGTGGCAAGCCGCATTCTATCACTCCCATGTCGGGCAGTGAATTCTAACCACCTCCCCACATCACCGGAGACAAGACATGACGTGCATCTCAGCGCGGGCGCGAACCCATGCGCGGTAATCTGGATGAATGCCTGACGCTCATCTTCGGCAGCGAGGGCGGCTATGTGAACCACCCGAAGGATCCGGGTGGCGCGACCAAGTACGGGATCACCGCGGCGACGCTAGGCGCGCATCGCGGGCTGGGGCGGCCGGCGACGCCGGACGAGGTGAAGGCACTCTCCCTCGCCGAGGCAACCCGCATCCTCGAGGCGCAGTACGCGCGTTCAATCCGGTTCGACGACCTGCCGGTTGGCATCGACTATGCGGTGCTGGACTTCGCGGTGAACTCTGGGCCGGCTCAGGCGGCGAAGACCCTCCAGCGCGCGCTCGGCGTCAACCCGGACGGCGTGATCGGCGAGAAGACGATCGACGCGATCATGAACCGGCAGCAGGCGGCTCTGATCAATCTCTACTGCGACGAGCGGCTGGCCTTCCTGAAGAAGCTCAAGACCTGGTCGACCTTCGGAAAGGGCTGGGCGCGGCGCGTGGCCGAGGTGAGGGCGGGCGCGGTCAAGATGTCTCGAGGCGCATCGCCGATGACGCCTGTGACGCCAGCCGGAACCGCCAAGGCGCTGCCGGCCGATACCAAGGCGACGGCCACGAGCGGCGGTAAGGGCTCGATCATGGCGACGATTGGCGTGGCCACCACGACGGTCTCGGCGACAACCGACAAGCTCGCCCCGCTGGCAGGCGCCGGGAACAAGCTGATCGATTATGCCTTCACGGCCCTGACCGTCATCGGCGTGCTGCTCTCGGTCGCAGGCATCGCGCTCGTCGCGCGCAGCCAGCTTCGCGCCCTTCGCAGCGGGGCACCGGTATGAGCAAGCCCCAGCCGTTCGAGCCCACATACCTCCCGTCTCCACACCCTCCAGGCAGCGGTGAGGTGACATGACCGCGATATGGGCATGGTTCCTCGCCTCTCGTGTCGGCCGCTATTGCGCCGCCGCGCTGGCAATCGTCGTCATCATCGGCGGCGTCATTCTCAAACTCATGGCCATGGGAAGGGCGCAGGAACGCGCTGCCCGAGCGGTCGGCAAGCTGACGGCCATCTCCAAAAGGAAGACTAGCGATGAAAAGGTTGATGCGATGGGCGCCGCTGATAGGAAGCGGGCTCTTGATGGCTGGCTGCGTGACGACGGTAAACGGTGATTTCTGCGACACGTCCAGCCCGATCCGGCCTTCCGTGGAGGACCGCCTGACCGATGGCACCGCTTCGCAGATCCTCAAGCACAATACCTACGGCGCCCAAAACTGCGGATGGAAGCCACGATGACGAGAGAAGACATTGCGACGCGCGCGGACCAATTCGCCGCCAACACGATGATCCTGGTGCTTTCGCGCTTGGCCATGCTCGTGACGCCCGCGCTGCTGAGCGCCATCGGGTTTCTATTCTGGCTCTACCTGGCTGACATCTCTGCCGATGCCAGTACGGCTGTTGATGCAACGGCCAGTCTAAAGACCCGCGTCACTCTGATCGAGAACACCCAGACGGTCGGGCGCGAGGACCGGATCCGGTACCAGGATCAGGTGTTGGCGCAACTGGTGAAGCTGACCGACAAGGTTGACAACCAGGCCAGCCAGATCGCCGCGCTGACTGCCACGATCGACGCCGTTAAGGCGAGGCCGCGCTAGTCCCGCGCCCCATAAGCGATATCACCTATTCGGCCCGCGTCCTTTTCAGGATAGCGGGCCTTTCTGTTTCTGGTGTCCAACGTGTTGCCAGAGCAAAGCCCTAGCTGAGCCGACAAAACGGCCCAGTGGATTCATGCCCTTCCGCCGCAGAATCCCGCCATTCCTGGCCGGATATTGTAGATACGATTCGCAGGGGTGTCCGCAAAAGTGTGGAGACCCCCCTTATCCGCAAAACTGCGTGAAAGGGGTTTGCATCCCGTCGTGCAAACCTATCACCGCACGCGGCCGGTGCAGTGATCCCGGCCGGAACGCGGTCATTGTGGGAAATTCCCACATTGAGCTGCTACGTCATCACGACCTTGGACCTGCATCCGTGTGACGCGGATCCAGCATGTGCAAATTCTGCACGAACTGCCTTCGAGACAAAGGCGGTTGGACCTGCATGGTGTCACAACGATTCAGGAGGGCGGGTTTCTCGACAAGCTGTCCAAAAACGTCAGGGCGGCCGGTTATTGCCCCCGGCGCAACAACCTCCATTGTCGTCATGGCAACGCAGGGTGCATTCGTGTGACACGAACGTAGGTCGAGTTCACTCGCCACGCGGTGTGGCAAGCCATATGGCAGGCAGGGTCAACATGAGCGGGCGCGCCTGATCTCAATGTGGGAATTTCCCACTATGAGGTGAGCGCCATGTCGCATTCCATGTCGCGTGGCCCTGCCGTGCCTAAATGGAAACCGTTGTAAACCAACGTATTTGGCTGCAACACGGATGCGACATGGAAAGACGCCTCGGATCAGGCGCCTTTTCGCAAGTGTATGATATAATTAGGAAAATGTTGGTAGCGGAGGAGGGACTTGAACCCCCGACACGCGGATTATGATTCCGCTGCTCTAACCAGCTGAGCTACTCCGCCCCAGGACCGGCGCTTGGCGCCGGCTGGAATGGCCCGCTTATAGGG